CAGTAGATAGTATTCTAGCCGGTGCTAAAGAGACGCTTAATAAAGCAAATGCGTTTTCAGGCAGCGCCGACAAGGAAGCTGGTAAGTCCGCGCCAAAATCGGAATCCCACGTGTCTACGGCTCCGCCGAAGCACGAATACAGCAACGCACCCTATTCAATGGCACACGATGCCGGTTTGGGCAAAGAGTTGAAGGCCACAATGGAAATGAGGGCCAAGGCTCAGAAGGCGTTGCAATAGCAGTAAGAGGAAACAATGCCGTGGTCATCAGAGCAGAAGCGTGAAGCGCGAGATTTAGAGCGCGTTCGTAAGAGTTTCGTACCGCAGGCTTTTGACGCCGTAGACGGGCGAGATGTTTTAGCAGGGAAAGATAGGTTCAAGTCAGAAGTTTTGAGCCAGAGAAGTCTGTTTGAGATTTTTACGGGCACCGCAGAACTGCCCGAGGAAGAAGAGAAGAGAACATCTTACGCCAATAAGAAAAAGAAGAAGCCTATCAACCCCTCTGCCAACAGTTTTGGGGGCCAGCCTTCTCGCGTATTCAACACCGTTGAAGACTTGTTGGGTTCTTTCGACGAGTGGCTCTCGCTTAGGGATAGGTCGCGGAAAGATTTATTCTGGTTGTGTAAGCTTCTAGGCAAGGATGTCGAGCCAGAAGTCCACCAGATAGTGTGCGATCAGTTTGTTCAAAAGAATTTTGACGGCGCGTTCCCGGACGGATATACGATCAAGGACGTTCACGACGCGATCAATCGTCAAGAGCGTTTCGATCAGTATGGGACGCCAACGAAGGAAATGATCCTTCTCGACCCTCGTGGATTCTACAAGTCCACCATAGACGGGATCGACGCGATTCAGTGGATGATAAATGTCCCTGATATCCGCATATTTTTGATAACCGGAGTCTATAAACTAGGCATCGGTTTTCTAAAAGAGATTAAGGGATATCTGTATCTGGCCGAGGGCGGAGAGCCTACAGAATTTCAATTTCTTTTCCCTGAGTACATCATTAAGGGTGTCGACGGGACATCCAAAGAACCCCTGCTTCTCAAAGTGAGGAAGCACACGCAGGTAGCTCCTACGATCTGGGTTAACTCGATTGACTCCAGTTTGTCGGGTAATCACTGCGATGTCAAGAAGGGAGATGACGTTATCGATGACTCGAACTCCAACAGCGACGATGTCCGCATCGCGTTGAAAGAGAAGTTCGACGGAACTGACAACGTTCTCGACCCTTGGGGATTTTCTGACAACATCGGAACCAGATACTTCCCTACCGACTGGTATGGTACGCGTCTGGATAGTTATCAACAAGACCCGAAAGAAAACGCGATCAAGTATTTCCGTCGCGCTTGCTGGACGATTAAGCCGGAGTTCATTGAAGTTCCTTTGAAAGAGTTAACCGAGGAAATGGTCGTTGTGACCTTTCCCAACAAAGAGAATTTCAAGAAACTACGTAAGAAACTTTTGAACAACGAAAGAAGCTTCCGTTGTCAGCAGCTTAACGAGCCCGCTGGTCTCGATAGAGATGACGGCGATCTTGTTTCGTTTTCCGAAGACGCGATCCGCGCCCGCATTGTGAACATGAAAGACGTTCCAAACACGGGTGAGTTGTATATCTGCTGGGATTGGGCATGGACGGCGAACAAACAATCGGACTATTCGGCCGGTGTTTGCGGCCGCATCTACCCAGAGAAAGATCGTTATGTGATTACAGTTCTCGATATCGTTTTCGGGAAATGGATTCCGAGCGAACTTGCTTTGCAGATCGTTTTGTTCAACAAGAAGTGGAATCCAGCAAAGACCCTTATTGAGGCATCCGTAGGATCGAATCTTCTCTGGGACGCTATCCGCAATCGCGCGATATCGTACGGAGTAACGATTGACGCGCCTATCTGGAAGCCGCCGAGTGTGCAAGCTAACGCGAAACGCACTAGGATCATGGGTCTTGAGACGCTTCTCGATGACGGCAGATTAACTTTCGTCGGCGGCCCCTGGCTTAGTGAAACAATTTCTCAGCTAGTGGGCTACACCGGAAGGAACAAAAATAAAGGAAGGAAGGATGACATCCCGGACGCGATGTCTTATCTATCTTTCTTTCTCCCGAATGGCCCGCTCGCGAAAGAGAGCGAGGAAGCAAAAGCCGTCGAGAGAATTCAGAAAGATAAGCGTATGCGGAACATGATGTACGACCGGGTGTTCGGTTCTCCGGTTAATCCTCTTCCTTCAATAAACCAATTGCCCGGTCAGGGCTGGAAGCCAAGGTGGCCTACTAGATGAGCGATAACCAAGAAAAGATAAACGCTCTCTACGTCGAGCCAGCGTCGGAGATTACCCAGGACAACATTTCCTTAGATAAGGAGACGGGGACTTGGGAATTCGACGACCGCGCGGCTACCAAGCTTGTTCTCGACGACACAAGCACAGCCGACAACTACATCAACATTAACCAGTGGGCTGCAGGTTGGACGCAGGCCGACACCCTATATCAGTCACCGGCGTCATCATCAGCTTTTGACGGCGGGAATATTGGGCAAGCCAGTGTTCCGAAGTTCATGATATCGAACCACATCAGTAGCATTGTACCTAAACTGATGGGCGGAATTTTCTATGAAGACCCGCCGTTCGTTTTGCGTCCTCTTCCAGGAACCAGTCAACAAATCGTTCGCGCCAAGACTGCGTTATTTTCAGCTCAGCTCGGCGAGATGAAGTTCGAAGAGGAATCCGAACGCGCTCTCGATCAGATGGCTCTTCTCGGCACGTGCGTTATGAAGTGGGGATATTTAGAGCACACGAGGAAAGAGAAGAGATATCGTCGCAAGGCGGCTCAGATTACAGAGACGAGCCCGCTAGATCAGAAGCCGGTGCTGATCGATACGCCGGATTCAGACGAAGTGGTCATCGACTATATCGAGAAGTTGTATTCGCGCCCGTGGATAAAATACTGTGACATTCGCTCGGTATTGGTTGATCCTTCGACTCGCGTCGGGGATATTCGCAATGCTAAGTGGGTTGTCTACAGAGACTACGCAACATACTCTACTCTGGATGACTTGCGTGGTGTCGAAGGCTACAACATCCCTGATGAATATATACTAAGGGATTTCTTCCTTCATCCGGTATCGACTGGGCTCGACAACATCTCTATGACGATCCCCGAGGCCATGCGTGGCTATATACAGCACGCCGTTCCTCGCAGCTACAAGACATCGGCTGATCCTATGCAACAGCCGATGGAAATCTTGGAGCGCTGGGATAAGGATAGAGTCATCGTAGTCCTGTCGTTTAACGGACACAACATTTTGATTCGCAATGAGGCGAATCCGTACGGCAAGATTCCGTTCTTTTCAGCAAACTGGCGTAATATTTCAGATTGCTTTTATGGACAGGGTTTGGGCCTGTTGATCGGAAGTGAACAGTTGACCGAGCAAGGGGTAACGGAACTTGCGCTCGATCTTCTAGCTTACGGTTTGCAGCCTGTTGCCGTTCGTAAAAAAGGTTTCAACACGCTTACTCAGAACACTCGTTGGGGTCAAGGCAAGATCATTGACGTTGACGAAGATGTCGATAAAGCGTTCAAGTTCATGACAATGCCTCCTGTGCCGGGTGAAGCATGGCAGTTCATCCAGCAGGCTCAGGCGGCGGGTGCCTCTTCTTCGGGCGCTAACGAGTTCGTCGGTCAAGGTGCGTCAAGCGCCGGGATTAAGACAACTGGTATGCGTTCGGGAACGGGGGCTGCCGCAGTCGTACAGGCTAACGCATCCCGTCTAGACGGCCCGGATGGACGATTCATTCGTCAGATTTTCATTCCGTGGCTATACCAGATGGACGAACTGAACAATGACTTGCTACCGACATCAGTGCTTCGTCAGACACTTGGCGAAGAGCTGGGCGAAGCGTTTAAAGTCGATCACATAGAGTATCGTAATGCAAAGATTGAGTACGAAGTTCTCGCTGGCTCGCATCTCGGGGCCAAGAAAGAGATGGCTCAGGCTTTGCCGCTTATCATGCAGTTGTTGAACAACCCGACCTTCGTTCAGAACGTCACGGACGGTGGTTACATGTTTGACGGTATCGCAATCTTCAAGGCGTTCGTAGATGCCGCTGGCTGGAAGTTCAGTCAGGACTTCCTACGCAAGATGACCCCAGAAGAAAAGCAAAAGTATGACGCGAACTCACCGGCCGCTCTACAGCAGAATCAACTGGCGGCGGCTAAACAAAATCAGACGGCGCAGTTCCAGCACGACGAGCAAATGGAAGATCAGAAGCAACTCGGCAAGGCTGGCGCAGAAGTGCTTCGTCAATCCACGGAACACGCGCTCACGAACATGGCCGTTGAAGGCGAGCCCGGCAATACCGGGTTCGGCGATACTACAAGTTTGTAGCAGCTACAACGGTTGGGCGTGCCGTAATCACGCCCAACTTACTCTATTACGGAGAGTAAAATGCCTTACAAAGATAGGGATGTGCGTTTGAAGTATCTCAAGAACTATCGTAAGAGTAACAAAGAAGTTCTCAACGCCTTCGATAAAAAGAGATGGGCAGACGACTCTGAGAGACGGGCGAAGCACAAAAAGCATCGTCAAGAGAATCCAGAAAAGAATTCACAGAATGTAAGAAGAAGTTTGTACGGAATTTCGCCCGAAGAGTATGAAGCGAAAGTTAGGAAGCAAGGAAACAGATGCGCCATTTGCAGAAGGGAAGAGCAGATCATCTGTAAGAAAACGGGGCGGCCTTACTCCCTCTCAGTAGATCACGATCACAAGACTTTGAAGAACAGAGATTTATTATGCCAGCGTTGCAATAGGGCGTTAGGTTTGTTTCAGGACTCACCAACAATTCTAGAAGTTGCCGCCGAATATCTCAAACGGCACGAGGAACAATAATGGCAGAACCGAGACTTCCAATATTAGCAGACGGTCTGACGTTACCCGAACGAGTTATGTTGATCGGTTTGACGCGGCACGTTGGGTTCCCTGTACTGATTAAACTGATTGTTGCACAATGCGATAAGGCGACAGTCGAGATCAATAAGGCTGATCCAGAGAAAGATAATTATGAAAGGATTTTGACTGCGAGACAGCAGCGCAGCCGGGCCTTCCAAGAGTTTGCGCGAGATTTACAAGATTCAATTGAGTACCACAAATCTTTGGCTAGCCAACAGACGGCTGTCGAAGAGCTGGATAATCACCAATTGCTAGTTGGAGAATAAGATGTCTACCACACCACCCGTATTGACGCGAAAAGACCTTATCAAGATGTCCACAGAAGAGCTTCGAAAGATTGTTCACGACCCGGATAAGTTGGCGGAAGTTAATGCCATGTTAGAGAGCTTGATTGAGGTAGTTCCGGAAGTTTCCGAAGCGCCTCCCGCAGACGCGTCTCCCGCAGACGCGCCGGTTGACCCGGTTGACCCAGTTGATCCTGCGGTGCAAGCCGAGGCAGATCGTGCAGCGGCAGAAGCCGCAACGGTAGCCGCAACGGCAGCCGCAGCAGCGGTGCAAGCC